CTGTAAATTTCTCGAACTCTGACTCCCATTGCCCTACGGCTGATTTGGTGGTGAGAATAATAGCAGGAATGTCGGGTCGCTTATCCCACAAATAGGCTAAGGTCGCTATGACTTGTAGGGTTTTTCCTAAACCCGTATCATCTCCTAGAACAAATCGAGGCATTGCGAGAAGGTGTAAGACACCTTGTACTTGATACTGTCTCAGAGTAAGTGGGACATCCTCTTTTATCTCTGTCTTTAGGATAGTGCTTGGAGGGGCTTTTAAGTCCTCTTTGGCTCTTACCTTTCGGAGCTTTTCGATTGTCAGTGCGAGTTTTTCTTCTATCATTAAAATACCCCTTTTTGGTTAGTATGAGGTATATAATATTAAGGAGTTTTTTTTACACCTCCGGTAAACTTTGCAACATTATTTTTATTAGTCTTCTGTATGGCATACCGTTGGTAAGTCTGAGGTACTTGTGCTTAAGGAGTGCAAAAGCAACATCATCTAATGCTTTCTTGTTTTTAACTTTCATGTAAAGTTTTGCTGTAACCGCAGAACTCCAATGTGTGTAAACCCACAACGCTGCCTTCCTGTGTAGCAGGTTTATTTCTAATTTCTGCTCGGTTGTAAGCATACTCCCCAGATCTCTGGAGTAAGATTTGTCTTTACTTTGGTTTTTGTATATTTCTCCGAGTATTGAAAACTCGATTCCTACTTTGAGTAGCCTAGAAGAAATACCGTAGTTGTGTTTCCATCTGCGGATAGCAATGATTTTTACTAGAGGGTCTTTAGTGTCTGAAAGGACATTTAATATTTCTAAGATTGCTAAGTTACACGCTTTTTCCAGAATTTTGACGATGTTTCTCGTGTTTTGTACACTCATAGTTTTTATATCCTCTATCTTTTTTCTCAAGTATATACTTGAACTCGTATAAACTTACTATTGGAGAAGGTTCATGCTTAAACATTTAAAGCCGATTTTCATAGAGAACTCAAAAGTTCCTGTTATTCTGAGTAAACTCGCCCCGATAGAAATAAGTGCAATCACTCTTTTCTGTCTTGTTTTTTCAAGAGGAGAAATAAGTGAGAAGACAAAACGACATGAAACCATCCATTTCCAACAATACCTAGAGACTTTTGTTGTTGGGTTTCTTTTGGTCTATGTTTTCGACTACCTCTATTCAGCGACCATCAAGAAGAAAGGGTTCACTCGCGATTCTTATCTTGCGATCAGATTTGAACAGGAAGCTTGGGAGTGTGATGACTTTACTAACTACTTAGAGTCAAGAAAGAGATTTTCTTGGTTGGATTATCCTTTGGGGGGAGAAGAATACCCTCCCCCTAATGGTGGTGGATAATTAAAGATGTCTAAGATTTACATAGGTTGGAAGCACCACACTCAAGAGATGCCTGACTTTCTCATCCTTCCTCTTTTGGTGCTTTTAATGGTTCTGTCTATTTTAGTTTACTTCTTAATCAAGGGCAAATGACATGAAGATACTTATTGGTGGCGACATTTCTTTCGGCAGAACCCATAAAGGGGGGTTTATTTCTTATTCTGTTGAGGGTTGTTTAGACTCTTTAGCTCGTATTCCAAGAGATTACAGCATAGTTAATTTAGAGTCACCCATATGTAGCTCACCTCTTACGGGAAAGAAAGCCGAGAACTATGACGGTGTTTTATTGTATGCAGAACCACAAGCAGTTCGCCACTTAGTTAAGGCAGGTATAGACTATGTTTCTCTAGGTAATAATCACGCTTTAGATCATGGTCTTAAGGGTATTTCTGAAACAACGTATTACTTGGAAAGAGAAGGGGTCTCTTATTCAGGTGTTGGTACTGATTATTATTATCCACATATAGATGAAAAATTAAACTTAGCGATCTTCAGTATTGATTTAGTCGAGTCTTCTTACAAAACACGAGATTTGGTGTTTTGCCGAGAAGATTTACCTCTCTTGTTAAAGGGTGTCACCGACACTAGAAGAATATATCCCGACTATATTATCTGTGTGTGTATTCATTGGGGGTTAGAGTACAAGATCCAACCTGAGTCCTATCAAATAAAGTTAGGTAGATTCTTAGTCGATTTAGGTGCAGATCTCATTGTTGGTTCACACCCTCATGTTCTCCAACCGATGGAGATATATAAAGGTAAGCCTATTTTTTATAGTCTTGGGAATCTTTATTTTACACACCATAACAAGAAGTACGACAACATGAAAGAGACACATCAAGCTCTTATTTCTGTAGTTGATTTTCAAGGTCGAGAAGTGAGAGATATTGAGGATTATGAGGGGTATATTCAGAGTGGTGAAAAGGTGCTCTTTTAGTTCATTTATGTAATTGAGAGTCTTGCTCAAGAACAAGACGAAAATGAAGGTGGATGGTAAACCTTAGTCTAAGAAATACTTGAGTGAGTAATAATCTTTGGGGTGTATTTCTAGGTTGAAAAGTTCAGAAATACTAACCCAAGCCCAATCTATACTCTCTTCATTTATTACAGGTATGAACGGTTCTTCTAAAATACCATAGTATAGTGTGTATGGTTTAGTGTGGTAGTGGTCTACTATTTTCAGACTTTCAGGCACATTGAGTATTTCTTCATTCATCTCTCGGATAGCGGTTTGAAATCTAGTTTCACCTTTTTCTGTAGACCCTCCTGCACAGTTCCACTTATAGTCTTTAGAGCGTTTCAAAAGAAGTACTCTATTCTTACTTGTAATCATAACTCCAGCTCCCATCATTCTATACTCCTTTTATGTATTGTATTGTTTTGAGATTAAACACACAGGATAGAGGACATAAAAGATGTACGATAAAAGAGCTTCTGCAAAGAAAATAAGTCAGAGACATATAGAGTCTAGGTTTTTTGGGATGATGAAAGACTTCATTGGAAATCAACAACTAAGTCGGGTTGTAAAGAGACTTGAATGGATGTTTAAGAAAGGCCAACATACTGTGAGATCTTATGTAGACAGGTCAAACACCTACAAGCACATCGAAGTTAACGCACTAGGATCTAGTGCTAAGATAGAAGGTGTTTTGGTCAACCCTAAAGGTGGTTTTTCCTATGCTAATCTTGTCGTAGATATAGACGGTTCAAAGACTAAAATAAGTGACTTTGACCAAGCTGTTGAGCTTATCTATCAGCATTTCTCAGACTTGGGTTTGAAGGGTTAGACCACAAGATTCTTTCTTAATGCTCTCTTCATCTGCGTTTTTTGGTTTCTAAGGTCTTTAAGGGGGATGCCGAGAGTTTGAGCCCAAGTCGTATCTGAGTGTCTCTTTAGGTTGAAAACCTTGGTTTCAACGAAACCTTTTAGCAACTCCGTCCAAAGTGTATGCTTATCCGCATTGTCTTGACATTCAACTCGGATTATTTCTTCGAGAGACTGGATTAAAGTCTTAAACTCTAACTCATCAAGCTGAGAAGTTTGGTTGGGGTCATACAACTCCTTTTCAAACAAACCTTCTTCTATTTCGATGTTGACGAAAGCATATGTTTGTGCTGGGCAATTGCTTTCTCCTTTTTTTTGATCTCTCAGAGTTCTATTTCTACTGTCCATTCGCTGATCCGCCTGTTTACCTAGTTTTTCTCTTTTTCGAGACATCCACTGAGAAAACATGACAGCTCTGATCCAAGGTAGTCGTTTCTCGTCACAATAACCTGCAAATTTATTTTTCTTTGCACACTCAGTTAGGAAGTCAGAAGCGAGATCATACGCCTCATCTTTAACTTGATAAGAGGGTTTGTAGTCTACACCACTAACATATTTCTTCCTTATGGCATAAGCTTGGAGTTTTTTCACCCATAAATTATACACTTTCGCACCGTCTTTAAATAAGAATATGCTTGTTTCTTCGGGGTCTGACTTTACTTCAAGGCAGATTTGATCTAACTCTTCAAAAAGAAGACCGTAAGCGTCATTTGAGATGTTATCTGGGAAGGCTTGATCTAACTCTTTGAGGAAATCTTCTACTTTACTCTCTTCTGTGGGTTTTATTTCAGAGAGAAAGCCCGTAGATTCCTTATCACACAATAATTGGTCTTGCATAAAGACTCCTGTTGTTGTTACTCCCGAATCGGGGTTTATGGCTAAAGACCCTTGTGACTGAATCGGTCTTTGGGTCTGGTGGTTAGTTCTACTACAGACACCCACCTTGATCAAGTCTTTTTTTTTATTTTTTTATCTTTTATTATAGTCATCATATAACGAGATGTATAACGTCTACTTTGGAGAAGAATGAACATGAATACAGAAGCAATTTTACAACTTTGTGTAGATAGAGCCACAAACCTCTATCTTCTTCACGTTATGGGTATTAGACTTGAAGCAGTACAAGGGGCTAACCGACAAAAGCTTGTAGAGACAAATGACTCTAAGATTTTTGCTCGTGTTTGTGCGAATGTACACCATCAAGGCGACGAGGGTTTTGTTCTGATGGATGACTTCTTCAGACTGTGCGAGTGTCCTACGTTTAATTTATATGAGGATCTCGTAGGTTTGAATCAGTTGGCTTCTGAAAAAGAAAAGAAAGAGTTTATAGAGTCAAAAAATCTCTTAGCTCGTAGAAAAAAACAAATGAAGTTTCTGAAGAAACTCCACTCCACTACTAGGGCTTATTTCAATGCTTATTTTAATAAGTTTGTTGGAGGGCTGATAAAGCAAGACATCACTCAGATCCAAGGTGTGCCTTCTGACGAGTATTTCGTAGGAAAAATCCTAGAACTTGTTTCTACAGGGAGAAATAACGACGAGATTCTAAATCAGAGTTATGCCACTGAGTTTATCCAAGACCTTCCTGATCTATCAGGCCCTTTAAAAGGGGGGCTATTAAAGAAGCTGAGATTTAAAGGGAAAGCTACAATCTACGCTAAGACTTGGAAGTTTTATAATAATCGTAGGATGAGAGGCACACAATTCGTTGGTATTAAAGGTCTTAGAATGAAGGTTCTTAAAGACGCTAAGTACTTTAACAACCAGATTAAAGTTTATGCCCATGATGAGCTTACTCGTTATGTAGACCGTAACTTCATTGGTGAAAACATGGAGCGGGAAATAACAGACGCTTCAGAGAACCAAGAGATTTTTCGGTCTATTGTCAAGGAGACAGACTCTACCTTTAACTTGATAGAAAGCTCCAAAGAGTCCGAGAGAAGCTATAAACGTAGCAAGCGAGAAAAGTTAAAGATCGCCAAGAAAGATATTAACAGATCGACTTCGATAGAAGAGCGTAAAGAAATATTAGAAGCTCGTGAAGACTTTATAGGGAGCGTAGTGAACGCTATACAGTTTAAAGACGTTGCAAAAAGCGATTTGAAATTTATTTCACGCACTCTTCTAAGAGAGACTACATCTTCTTTGGGGGGTATAACAGAGAAGGATAAGAATCAGCTAAAGCAAATAATAAATATGCTACAAGATGAAGAACAAATTCTCGAAGTTGTAGGAGAAAAAGAGTATCTTGATCAGATCCAAGAAATACTAGAGAGAGTCTTAATCCAATATCCTGATTCTATTACTCTTATAACAGAGTTTATTTCTGCTTTGTCTAAAGTGACTAAAGCAACCCAAAAAGCGATGAAGAGCATTTCTGAAAACATTGAGGTTATCAATAAAGCAATAGATCAGTCTTCTGAGCAGTTTCAGCCTTCAGAGTTTGAGTCCGTCAGACGACTTTTATATTCGAGAAGAATGAATCAAGGAGATCTTGATGTTCCAGAGATCCTAGAGCTTTCTGATTCTGATCGAAAATCTTACCTTGGTGCTTTAGCAAACGACTCCTCTAGTGACTACAGAAAAAGAGAGAAAGACGTTGAAACATATGTTTTAGCTCGTCTTGGTAATGTGGATAAACTAGACGAGTGGAGAAATCTCCATAACTCTTCAGATACTTCAAGCAAAGAGAAAGCAGATAAGATTTTTGAGGAGTTTAAAGAGAAATTGGAAATAGAATTTTCAACAAGGGCAAGAGGCAGACAACCAAAACCTCGTCAAGAAGTACAGGAGAATTCAGCTAAAGACCTCCTCGCTCCAAAAGATGAGTGGGTTAGTTCGAGAAGTAAAGACAAAGACAATAACTTCCCATATCAAACTGCATCTGTCCCTCCTCTTAAAGCTCTGAAAGACGCTATTTCTTCTGTTAGATCGGATCTCTCTACTAGAGAGATTGGAAATAAAGCGAAAGAAATACTAAAGAGCCAAGAGAAAGTGCTTCTAATTGACGGTAAGATTACAGAAAGTAGTACTAAAACCGCCATCAAAAATGTGCTTGAAACAATGCTTTCTATAGAAGATCTTGGTGTTTGGTTTAAGGATAGGGATGCTCTTCTTAGAAAAGTGAAAATGGATGCTGTTAAAGAACTTTCTACACAAAGATCTCTTGAAGATTTGATTGACGAAAATTCAGAGAAAGCTCTTATTGAAGCAGGGGTAGCTACTGAGTCTAACTTTTCCAACATGGAGTTTCGTACTGTAAAAAGAAACATCGAGCAGATGGGCGGAGAAGACAGCAAGAGAGAAGCTCTTTTAAAGGCACATGGAGAAGCGTTCAGAAATAGGGCGGTGTCTTATTCTGCTTCTGATTTAGATCGTGAACTTCATGACTACGATCAGAAGAACAACTATGGATCTAAGAAAGAAGCTTGGTCAAAAGCTGTTTCAAACAAGGAAGAAGACGCTTTGAAAATTCTCAAAGCGATGGGTGTTACTCTTTCTAGCGATGAGTTGGATCTGTTAATCTTAGATAGTGAAGTACCTAGTCGTTCTGACACTAATCTTGCTGAAGCCCAATATGCGAAAGCGAAAAAGAAACTTATTTCTGTCTATGTGGATCTGAAAAGATTAGATGGTTCAGAAGGTGTCGATACTCTTGCCGAAGATTATCGTGAAGAAAGAAGAGATCGGAAATATTTCTTAGAGGGTCTTAAAGATAAATATCGAAATAGCCCCGCTATGGAGTCAATAAGACAAGAGCTTTCTGAAGCGGAAGAAAAGACAAAAGCCGACACCTCAAAAGAGATTGAGAAAGCTCTTGGAGCTCTCTTAAAAGGTGGGGGAGAGTTCAATGCAAAAAGAAAAAGAAGGATTATGCAAAGCGGGGCTCTACGGAGTAAGATTTATTCAGACATAAATGAGAAGATAACAGAAGCTGACCGTAAACTTGGTGCGAAGAATGTTAAAGACATCCTTCGATCTTCTAAGATTTTAGACCTCTCTTTAGAGCAACAAGAAGAACTTCTTGATTTGTCAGAATGTTTCCCAAGTGCTCCTGCTCTAGCCGACAAGGATAAGACCATAGCAAAAATGTATCTGAAAGCAACAGACAGCGGTCTGCCTGTTTTTGCCGATCTCAGTGCTTCTGTATATCAGTCTTCAGATTTGAAGTTCCCAAATGACTTCTTTAGTGCATCCGTAGGTATGGCACTCATGAAGAATTTTAGGCTCGGTCTTAGAGCGAAATATTCTCCAAGAATGGCTGACCATATTGGGTTCTTTGGTGTGGATGCTACGGGGAAAATGGTAGCTCCTGACAACTCCTTCACCACTACAGAACTAGAGCCACTGTTAAATGTAAATAAGAGCGTTGACTCTGGGATAGGCTCTATACCAGAAACTTTTTTTGCAGGAGAATACGCTTCTATTTTAGAACTAATTAAGTATTCAGATGATCGAGCCACTGTGAAAGTTAAAGGGGATGTAATGACTTTCACAGATGAAGAGGGTGACAAGCACACTCATTCTATCTCAAAGATCCAATCTGAGTTGAAAGATGTTATGATTGGTCAAATGGCTTCAGATTTTGGTATTTCTTCTCAACATGCAGAAGCTATCCTTGATACGTTTCTCAATAAAAGTTTAAAAACCGATGGTGGGGTTTCTTATGGTAGAGCAACGAGAGTATATGAGTGGTTTAGGTCTGCGGTTGTAGATCTAGGTTATATTTCTTCCGTTTGGGCTTTAGAAATGGCTACAGGTAATCTTGAAGATGTTGGTCTTAATGAAGACTGTTTGGACTTCATGGATAGGGTCGCTACAGATGGAGATAAGAAAAAGACAGCTAAAAAGGTCAAGAAGGCACTTCGTTAAGATTTTAATAAATAGTTTATTCACATAGACTGATGTGAGAGAATATTAACGTCAGTCTAGGAGAATAAATATGAGCAAAGATGCTCTATTAGCACACGCTTGCCCCCACTTTATACGATATGAGAGGGCAAGTATTGTTGGAGAGAGAGAAATAATAACACGCTCTCCTATTTCTTCTAGTAATCTTCTTTTGTTAAGATTCAATGGAGAAGAAATACCAAAAGAGGGTCTACTTCTCGCCTCAGAGACGGTGTTCCCTTCTTCCGCCCCTTATCGTTTTACGAACGACACTGCAACCCTTTCTGTAAGCTCAGATGGGGTTGAAAAAGCTATTTCTTTCCCCACTTCAAAAATCTTCACACAACAAGAAGTGGTTTTATTTTTAAACAAAAACCTACCTTTCCCGATATTTGCAGAGCCTTACGAGTCTTCTATTAAGCTGACTAATCAAAAAAATAGTAGTGGTTTAGTGTTAAAAGGTAGCTCCCTCAAAAAGCTAGGTTACAAAACATCAAAGATTTCTATAAAAAATAAGAAGACCGTAGGTGCTTGGAACTTAGCAAAGTTGTTTGGTGGAGGCTTTAAAGTGTTTTTCAAAGAAGAAGAATACTTTAAAGGGGTCGTAGATATCTCTTATCTTACCGAAAAAAGATTTTGTCGGAGGTGCGTAAGTACTGGTGTCGAGAACGATTTCAGATTTAACACTAAAGGCGAAATAGAGACGATCCAAGACCACAATTTGCTTTATCAGTCTTTATCCAAAATGCTTCTCACAGAAATAACTTCAAACCCATACCACAATTGGTATGGTTCTAATGCCATGACCTTGATTGGTCGAAAAGTGAGTGCTTCTGTCGTACAGTCATTAAGAGGCTCTGTCCGTGATGCTTTGACAACTTTTAAGAGTGTACAAGACCGACAAGCTTCAATACAGAGTATGTCTTTGAAAGAAAGACTTCGTAGAGTTGTGGGTATTGATGTTTCTACTATTGGAGAAGATGAGACTAGTTACTTAGTTTCAATAGTTGCTGAGAGTATGTCTTCAGAAGAAGTAAACATTAACATTATATTCGCAGTTCCCGGCTCGTTCTCATTAGACGGAGATTTGACATGATTAAAATAGTAAAGCCGGACGGAAATAGTGCAGAGACTCCTGTTTATTTTAGTACAGGAGTCCAAACAATTTACATTAAGGGTCTTATTTCAACCGAAATAAACCACGTTACCATAGAGTACCTGGGAAATAAATTTAGCGATCCCGATGATGTTTATGTGGGTGGAGGGGAGTTTACTTTCCCCAACCCAAACTCATTTTCTGAAGGTATTGATCTCTCAACGGGGCTGAATGTCTTTAAGGTTTCTGCTTTCAAAGATGATATTTCTTATGGTCTTTTAGAGTTGAATGTTATTTTTTCTGCTGACGTTGTAGGTTTAGTGAATCCTCCTAGTGGGATTATAGTTAGTAGGTCTAGCAACTCCGTAGAAGTTTCTTTCGACCATCTTGATAGTGAGGTTGTATATTACAACATTTACGCTAGTGCTTTATCTGGGGGTGTGGTTAGCAACTATTTTAAGATAAACCACGAGCCACTCAGCCCTAATAAATATGGCTCAAGAGAGGAAATAGTAAACGCTCTAAAAGAAACAAGTACCGATATTAGTTTAGAAGACGAAGATCCGCTTTTTTTAGAGACAACAAGCACTCAAAAAGACCATTCGGATGTAGTTTTGTCTTCTCAGACTCTAAATACCTTTGAAGTTGCTGAAACCGTTAAAAGGATTCGTATTTCTTCGACCTTTCAGAGTATCGCATTAAAGACAAGGGTTGCTTTTCGTCATGTTAGAAATGCTTCCCTTATTTCTACTCCTCCTACTATTTCTGTAGGTGCATTAAGTTCAGTCTCCTCAAACAAGCCTCTGTATTATGTGGTGACTTCAGTTAAAGTTATTGCAGGAGTTGAAATAGAAAGCCCTCTCTCTGTAGAAGTTTCTGGGATGCCCATTCAAGTTACGAATACCACTTTATCTCTACCTGTTGTCGGCAGAGATCAGATGGCTACAGATATGATTCAGAGTATCTTTCTCTCACAACCAAATATCGCTATACAGGCAGGGTCTGTAGTCCGAGATATAATCATAGACCCCTTCTTATCTGAGATGGAGAGAGTCAGATTTCTGTTGGACTTTTGCTACAGGTCTTCCTCTTTTTCAGGTCTTTTAAGTATAGACGACCCTTTAAACGAAGGCTCTTCAATCTCTGTAGTTGAGAGTCAATATAAAACAGTTCTTACACAAGCTCTTTTTGTACAAGAGGACGAAGTTCAAGTATTCATAGATTCTGCTTTTGAGAAGTTGGCTTCTAACTTTGGTGTGAGAAGAAGTATCGGCAAACAAGCGACAGGAGAAGTTAGTTTTTTTACAACAAATGCACCCTCCTCTTCTATTTCTATACCCGCAGGTACAGTATTATCTTCTTCTACTACAAATTTCATCACTACACTTTCCGTTGTCCTTAATGTTGACCAGTTAAGTCAGTATTATAACCCCACCACTAAGAAATACTCTATTGTAGTACCTGTTCAAGCAAGAGATGCAGGGGTCAGTGGGAATCTCACATCGGATCAGATAACTAAAGGGTCTCCTTTTGGGCTGAAAGTGACAAACCAAGCTCCTACTTTTGGAGGGACAGATACAGAAACCAATTCAGAATTGGCTTCGAGAGCTATTTCTGTTTTATCTTCAGTGGACATAAGTACGAAAGCAGGACTTGAAAGGGTATCTAGGGAGATCTCTGGTGTAATCAACTCGTTTGTAGTAGACAGTGAAAGCCCTTATATGCAACGAGATGACGAGCTTGGTGGGAAGGTTGACATATGGATTAGAGGTGAGAGTCTCGCTACAGTTTCTGACGTATATGCTCCAAGCTATCAATCCTACTTTGAAAGTAGATTCATCCCTGTTTCTTCGCCAAATGCTTATATCTTCAGAAATATGGAGGCGACAATAGAAACGCCTTTGTCCGAAATGATAAATAGAGGTAGCCTTGGATATGGTTTAAGGAATTTAACAACGAATCAGACATTTGACTTAACGAATGTTGTGATTTTAGATTATCGCACAATACAGTTAGATTCTTCTATTTCTCAACCGACCTATAGTGTAGCTGACAACATTATAGGCGAATGGAGATCTGGGATAACAAATAAAATCATTTTGAAGAGACAGCCTGTAAGAGAAATAAAATCTGTTTCTTATGCAGACGGTACTGCTATTTCAGACTATTCTTTTTATGATAATGAAGACGCTCTGCAACTAGGTCGGTCTTCTGGGTCTTCAAATTATGTGTTAATACCCAATAACACCGAAAGAAATAAGATACTGATTATAGAAGATGAATCTCATACTATTATCGGTTTTTATCCAGAGCGACTGAACAATCTAGGTGTCGATCAGCTTTCTCTTGTAGTGACAGATGTGGCAGGTACAACGATATATAAGAGTCCATTCTTATCTCAAAGTGCAGACTACATTATTTCTAAAGATGAAAACGATAACTGTTATATACAGCGAACTTCAGACAGTGCAATTAAGGATGGGGATATTATCCATATCTCCTATGAGTACTTAGAAAATATCGTTGTAAATTATGACATAAACTTAGTTGTCAATAACACACAGACAGGTGTGGACGGGAATAAGAATATTTTTGCGGATATTGTTGTTAAAGAAGCAATAGGCTGTTCTGTAGACGTGAAAGCTACGGTGGTGTTAGATCGAGGAGTAGATAGTACATTAGTAGATTCCGAAATCCGCTATTCGTTGACCTCTTTTATTAATGAATCTTCTTTAGGCGGGTCGATCCGACATTCAGAAATAGTGACGGTTCTGAACAATGTAGATGGAGTCAACCACATTATATTGCCACTCACACAAATGTCTTTTGCTCAAGACACCTATATTCTCAGAGAAACTATTTCTTTGAGTGCAAGTGGTTTCAATCGTGTTGCTTCTCTTTCAAACTCAAGAGTGAATGTTTATAGCATAGATTCAGAGCTTCTAAATAAAACACAAGATTTAGGTGGGTTAAGAGGTCGAGTTTTCATTGGGAAAGAAGAGATGGGAATCTTAGATACACTAGACAGAAACAACGCTTCTTCTTGGGGGCATAAAGTAGCTACAATTGTAAATGATGTCGGCTTGGGTATAGAAGGTGTAAAAACAAACAATCGCATACTGTTTGCCCTTAATATTGGAGAAAGCCCTTCAGACTATACTTATTATGTAGACTATAATGTCGAGGGTACAATAGAAACGGTGTCTGAGTTGAAGTTGAATGGGTTTTCATTCTTTAAAACAGGCAGCTTGGCTTTCACATATGAAGAGGTGCAATAATGAAGTTTCTCAACGATCTTCGTCAAGGCAAAGATCCTCTAGGGTCTTCTTCTCAGAGTAAGACTAACTTTATAGACTATATCTCAGAGCAAGTCTCTCTCAACTTAGCTAACGCCACAGCTTCTAACTATAATTTTCAGCACTATGGCTCTAATCAAAGAATATTTTTTGAGGCAGTGGCTAAAATCATTGCAGAAGTATTTATAGATATTTCAGATCTCCAAGACGACTCTTCTTTCTCAGACTTAAGACCTGAGTTTATTTATTCAAAACTCCTGTCTTTGATCTTTGAAGATGAGAACATCCCTAATATTTCAGACACCGTAAAATTAAAGAACCTTTGTGAAGAAATAGTACAAAGTCTTCTTTCAGGTTCTACAGAAGAAAGTATTTCCAAAGCTTTAGAGAGTACAAAGGATGGGGATCTGATAGAGCTGAGAAAAATAAGTCAGCATATTATTTCTATTTATTCTTCTACTATCAGATACACAGAAAACCCTACAGACCAGACTACTGTCAAACATAGACACATTGTCTATGCTCAGTCTAAAGGGTTGGGGTCTACTTCTGCTCCAATCGGTAAGAGTTGGGGCGAAGGACTCCACTACCATGAAGTAATAGATGGAGTAGTTCAACCTTATAAGGGACATACACATTCTTTGGAACTTGGTATTTCTTCAAGTTCTCTTGAAGAGCAAGAGAACCTAAGAAAAGTTCTCAAGACAACTAAACCTGCCCATCTAAAAATAGGGGAGATTTCTTCTGTTCTTGAAGAAAATATCTCTAAGCCAAGTGGGACTACTCTTAACTTTAAAAAAGAGGATGGTGTAGTTTCTGAAATAATCCCACAGAATGAAGAGAGTTTTATTTTTTCTTTGGGGAGTTCCCACCAAGAAAACATGAGAAAAGTAAGAGCAGGTACTTGGGAGAACGTACTTCTTTGTTATTATAACAATCAAAAAGTCAGAATATCTCAAGCTCTCGTGTCTGTTTTAGACAGTGTTTCTATTGGAGGAAAACGGAGAACCGTAAAGAGTATAGAAGACGTGACAGCTCCGGATGGCGTGTACGATGTAAACATAGTCAGACATAATAGGATTGGGTCTTATACCATTACAAATGGGTTTATTTCTTTAGATGAAAGAATCGGAAATAACGAGGTTCTTATAATAGAGGGACAAGCTTATTTCTCGGACAAGAGGGCAAAAAATCTTTATTACTTGAGAGCCTCAGAAATCACACTTGATTCTGCTATAGGTGTCCAAGCAGGACTGCAAGAAATAACTTTTTTAGAGTATAGCTGGAAAACACCTCCCTTAAAAAATAGAAATGTTACGGTTACTGTAAGAGAGTCAGGTGGTGCGTTTTATTCAGAGTTGAATGTACCTTTGAGAAGAAGTTTTAAAGGTGTTCCAATACTCAAAGAAAGTATCACCCCACTTAACGGCTTTATTGAGATAGAAGAATACTACCCTTACTATATTTCTGTAGGCGGTGTTTCCAATAAAGTCAGCTTAAAGTTCAAAGATCATGTCGAGTTATATGATAATAAAATAATAGAAATAAGAGTCCCTCTAGGCGAAGATGATCTTGTCAACTTTACGGACTTAAACTCAGAGCAGTTCGTCCTAAACGCTTCGAGAAACACTAGACGCAGTAAAGCAACAGTCCGTCCAAAGAAGCCTGCCACTATAAAATCTAATGTGAAATCTTCTCCCACCATTGGCATTTACCCTACTTCTCCTATTGAGCCAAAAAACACAGACTTGTTTAAATCTGAAGCAACACTACAAGGTACTTTTGGGCTAAACACTTATGGGGGTAATGATCCTTCTAATAATCAAATCCTACTAGAAAAAAACACAAAGTATAACTCTAACACTCACTTCTCGTTGAATAGCTTCAACCCTATTTCTTCTAATGTAAGCGGTGTGCGAGACTATGCTAAAAAAACTATTTCAGTGTATGGGGGCGTAGTTTCTTTTAACTCTTTAGGTTTTAAGCCAGATTTCATTGTGTCTATACAAGACTCAGATTTAAACGAGTATGGTTTTTCTATACGAACTAGGGGTTTGTATATAGAGGACATTGAAGATGGCACTACAGTCAATATCGTATCTATTTCTAGCACCCCCTACACTATGCAGAATTGGTATAAGGGTGCTATTTTCAGTGAAGGTCAAGTAGATTTCTCAGTCCCTTCTCTAAACAGAAAAGGAAATTCTCCAGAAGAACTAATGCAAAATCCACAGGGTAGGGCAATTAGTTCAGACTTCCCCACAGACGAACCTAGACTCGACCTCTATTTAAAACAAAGTAAAGAAAAAGGGATAGAAGCCGAAGAAATCTTCTTTGAAGACGATTTGACAAGAATAGAAATAAAAGGACACCCCTTTATAAGCCCTATCAAAGCAGTCAAACATACAATAGAGAGAGTTAGACCCTCACTCTCTTTAAATCTCACTTCTTCTCTCATAGGAATAAGAAGCATATTAAATAGAAGAGAAGTTTTAGAGAGCACTGGGTTAAGAATAAATTTCCAATCAAAAGAAGAAATAGACCTTTTAGCAAGGTATTTCTATGGTGTTTTCTTAGAAGATAGTGTGGTGATCAATGACGACAACCAAGAAGAGTTACTCCTCGCTTATCAAG